CGCGCAGTGCCAACGGCAGTAGCCGCCGAAACCCCGGTAACTGAAGGCTGTATGTCAACCCGCGCAGTGCCAACGGCAGTAGCCGCCGAAACCCCGGTAACTGAAGGCTGTATGTCAACCCGCGCAGTGCCAATGGCCGTAGCAGCAGAAACCCCGGTAACTGGAAGAGAATTATTCCAGGCCCCAGAGTTCCATGTACCTCTGCCCCAACCAAGAACAGTCATTACGCAATCCGAATCAAAGCGTTGTTTGCGTCATTTGCAGGCATTGTAACGGTAAAGTTTCCCGCGCTTGAAGAACTGTCACCACCGAAGTTAATCACACATACCGAAGGTTTTGCTGCGTGTGTTGTTGTACCCGCCGTACCCGCGTTAGCCAGCGTTGAGTTATAGATCAAAGCCCCCCGCGCATCCGTGATTGTAGCCGAGGACCACGTAACATCAGCCATGTCTATAAAAGCAGTAGGAACTGAACTGCTGTTATCAGCAAGACCAATAGTTACGCTCGACAACGCTTCACCACCCGCAGTGTAGTTTGTTCCACTAACTTCGTTGCTTGTTGAATAACCCGTGGTGTCGGCGTCAATAGACGAACTGTTGGTAAAAAGGGCTATTTTAAACGTGTCTGCGGCAATGGTACTGCCGTCTCCACGGGAGTGCGAAGTCCAGAAATGAATGCCTGCGTTTATTTCACGCTTGTACGTTCCGCAAACCGCTGATGATCCAATCGCCATCACAAACTCCTTATAATCTCAGCCAAATCATGTTGGCCTTGCTGCTTCATCAAAGCATAAATGCTAGTTCTTTCGTTTTCTGCCATCTTAGCCATATAAAAAACCAACACTTTCCGTATATGGTTTTTATAAGCTAGCGCCTGATCTCGTATAGCAGGCGGGGCTGTTTCTGAAACAACCATTATCTTGTTAAGGGCCATCTCTGCCATTTGTTCTGGCGAATGACCCCCGTTATCGGACGTAAAAACCAGCGCGTTGCCTATTTCACCACTCGCGCAACCGCTCATTATTACGCAACGCCCCTTCGGACACGATCATATCTATATTGGTCGCGTGTCTGCAAGCCTTCTCCAAGGTTCTTCAACCATTGCAACGCTTCCCCATAACGCTGGTTATAAAGACCTAGAAGATCTGGTTCCCCCTTCAAAAAGGTATAGGCCTCAACAAGAGAACCGTACAACAACGCCAACTCTGCGTTTGTCCCAAGCCAACTTGTGCCATCGGACGATTCTGTAATGGATTGCGGCCGGTAGAAATAATGCAACTCCACGGTATAATTTGAATCAGGAGTTGGAGCTATTAGAAACGTGTCCTGATCAAAATCGCCGTAGTAAAGGGGAACGCCTGTGGTCGCAGGATTAGGCGTGTAATCCTGCAACATCGTCACCTGCTTGTATAAAAGAAACTCTTTGCTTGATGAGACTATGACACTCAAGGAGTTTTGAGCGAGAAAGTCACTTGGCTTCGCTAAAAAAGCGTTTCCAGATGTAACGGTGCCCTGCGTATTCTTACGAAAAACATCTAGCTGACATTCTTTTAAAATTCGTTCCTCGGAATTAATAATGAACCGCGGCAACTGACTAACAAAAGTTGATTCCGTGCTTTGAACGTAATCCTGAATAGCCGTTTTAAGTGTTGTAAACGTGAATGCCATAAAACACCCCTATTACGAAGACAGAGTGACAGGACCAGCTGAAACTATCCCACCTCCCCCTGTCACGTTTCCAGTTGTTGCCGTTCCGCTGCTGGCGCTAAAGGTGTAAGTGTCATCAGAGACTTTAGTTATGGAATAACCAGAAGCTTGCTCCAGAACACTTTCTACAAATCCATCAAACGATTCCACAGTTCTAAACCGAACTGTGTCGCCCGTGCTTCGACCATGCCCTGGTTCAGTTACGGTAATAACGGCAGAGCCGCTGCTGGAAGACCTAAAAGGGTTTAAAGCCAGAAGAACACTAACAGCGGGCTCTATACGATCTGGCCTAGCGTCACGTAAGGCTTGGGGATCTGCAATAACCCGTTTGGGCTCTATCTGAGGCTGTTTAGACTCGTATTCATCGGGACCAACAAGACTACCGTTCCATTCTTTCAGCATTACCCGTAGCGGATACGCCCTTCCAGAACGATCCGATATACCTAATGCATATGTGCCAGCGGCATATCGAGCCATCACCTAATACTCAACGAAGAAAAACTAGGAACTAGTCTCAACGCTGTCCGTTCAGAGTCCTCGCTGGCAGCACGCATAAATTCTTCATCGTAAACAGCTTTAAGTGTCGGCAGTAACTGAGGTGCCTTTTTCATAGACAGATAATACGCCAAACCAGCGGTAAGACACGGTAAAAACCTAAAAGGTATGTCTGCCGTATTGACGCCCGCATCAGCGTCCTCTATCCGCCGAATACGGTAATAAATAAGTTGGTCGGTAGAGTTTTCTGGAGAGGGCCAGATCGTAATTGTCGGTGTGATTAAACGATCTATGTAAAACTGAGACGGTCGGCCTTGTGTAGTTTTATCAGGGGTGTCTAGGTAATCCCCTCGACTAATCCTACTAATGCCAATGTCCGATCCACTACGCCGTACAACCGCTTCCAAAACATCCACCGCAGACTGAGCGTCCACCAAACTTGGGTCAGCACTGATTGTCGTACTGGCAGCACTGCTGGAACCTGTTATGGTTTCACCAGCGGTAAAGGCCCCAGAAGGAACAGTAACCGTTATCGTGGTTGAAGAAGGCTTTGTTATAACAGACGCCGTGGAACCGCTTGTCCCTCCTGTTATGGTTTCCCCCACACTAAGATTGGTAGAAGCCCCAACAGTAGCTGTTATGGTGCCGATAGGATAAGTTGCCACGGCCGAAGAAGTAGATAGTTGCGCAAGAGTTTGCGTAACCTCCTCAACCGTCCAGAGGTTCAGACCTCGATTAGCCCATTCCGCAAAGAGAAGATTTAATGAACGCCGCGCGGTTCGAGCATCGTAACCAGTGCGAAACTCAAGACCGCAACGTTCAAAGGCCTCCTCTGTGATTTCGGCCATGTCCAGGTTAAAATCAGCAGATCCAGAGGTTGCCATCTAACTTACCTAGTACTCTTTTAAACAGTAGAGAACCACGGAATAGGTATCCCCACTAGTGTGACCAACGGTAGTAAACTGTATGTCTCCGGTTTTCCCGCCAGAAGCCGCGACATTTGGAAGACCGCTTATATCAGAATAATCCAGCGTGTCTGAGTAATCTGCCGGAAGTTGCGCTGCAATAACGTCGGTCGATGCGTCCCAAAGAATTTTAACACCCATGCCGACATTGGAAAACACGATCTTCTGGATACGAACACCTGTACAAGCCGTCCCGTCTTGCCGCGAAGCTAAAGCAGAAACATCAACTTTTGTAACAGCTGCCTCTCCAGTTCCATCGCTGGTGTTCGTGCAGTAAATAACAGCGTTTCGATCTCCGTCCTGTACTGTCGTCGCTGTAACAGCATCAGCCATAAGACTCTCCTATCAGAACGGGGGCGTTGCCCCCGTTCCATTACTCAGGTTTAGCTATCCGCGAAAGGAGTTGCAATTGTTCCAGACCCGATAAGAACACCCTGAACAAGATATTCATTGTCAGCAAGGGCGGTAATCTCAAGGTATGAGAACTTATCCCCCCCTAGCGTTGAACCATTCATAGAAATTACATCGTTTGATGAACCGGGTATGAAAACCTTATAGCTGCCGTCCGTAACGCCAACCGCCAGGGAGCCCAGAAATTTATCCGTGCCATCCGTTTTAATATCAAGATCAGTGGCGTCGGTTCCAATATAGAACCTGTAAACAGCACCAAGGTGGTTGTTTACACTTGGGTCATCTTGCCCCGCAGAAGCCCCCTTGGAATCAGCTTTGATGGTGGGCAACGTTACCGCACCATCCGCATCATTTATCTCCATAAGGCGACCAGCATGGTCGGCAAATGTAAGAGTAGTCTCCGCAGTTATATTCACAACCGCGTCTGGTCCTGCGGTTATGAACCCTCGCATTGAGCGAACTGGCCCGGAAAAAGTTGTTCTAGCCATAACGTAATATCC